AGAATGCTTGTTGCCAAGTGGAAGCAAATGGTTGAGTTAAATACCAACGCATAGAAAGAACTTCACCAAAGTCTTTACCAATAGCTTGTTTGTCTTGTGGCTTAACTCCAGCAAGTGATTTCTTGGCTGGAGTAGTCATTGGAATAATGTCTTTGGGGTTTTTGTTTGTGCTAACTGTTTTGTATAATTCTGTTAGAACAACTTTAATGTCTGCTGCTAGTGTAGCGTTTTCTTTGATACCAGTCAATACAGCTTTATCTAGAGATTCTAGTGTCGTATATTTGCTGGTAGTTAGGTTGAACTTTTCTGGTGCTAACTCTTTTGTTTTTAGCGTACCTTTTTCAGTATATGTATTTACAATGTAAAAGGTTTCACCCTTGGCAATAGTACCAAGTACTTTGGTAAGAGTCATTAGCTTGGCTTTGTACTTACCAGAAATTGCTTTTTCTTCTGTGGGAGTTAGGTCAGTAACTGTTGCAGTTATACCAACAGTTTTTAAGAATGCGTCAAGTGTGCCTGAGAATGCAATCTCAACTGCTTTAATTTGAGCTTGATATCTTGATGATTTTAGTGCTACCTTAACACCTTTGGTGGAAAGATAATCTACCATCTTCTTTGCGGATGCTGCTAGTTTTGAGTAATCTGTTGCCATAGTAATCCCGTTAGACTACTATTTAGGCTTGTTGGCGTATCGTTGATACTTGTTGTCCCACTTGATAATCTGCTGCATTACCTTTGGAATCGCAGCGTTATTCTTGTAGTCGTAGTTGAATGTCTTTAGGAAGTAATGTAAAGTCTTTGAATCTGTATATTGTCCCGCTCTGCCAAGTAAAGTTTCTATCTCTAATCTTGGGCGAAACATTTTAAAGTCTAGATAAATGCAATGAGCGTATGCTTGTATCTCATCAAACTCAGAAAGATATCTACGCTCAGCATCTTTCTTAATGTGACCAACTTTCTTATGCGGTAATACGTAATTGCTCCACTCGTCACCACGACGATCGTACTGCATAAAGTGAATCAACTCGTGCATCAGAGTTTGAATAAAGCGATACTTAAATCTATCCCAAGATACCTTGGTGAATGGAAACTTATCAAATTCCAGTGTGTAGATTTGTAAGGCACACTGACGTTCATCTGGGGAATATTCACCACCGATTGATGCGTAGGTTTTCCAAACCTTTGCTGCAGATGGTGCTTTTCTAAACTCTATTTTGGTACGCCACTTTTTAGTATAGTTGGCTAAACCAACGCTATCGTTTTTATACTTGTCGAGATCTCTCCATACTTTTGATGGAATGAGTTTAGCTCTAAATGGTTGCTCATAGAAATTGAGCATTTCCATCCAATTGAAGTCTGCGGTTTCTAGGTAATTCATAATCCTAGAAAGTCCTATCCTTACCCTAATTGACCTTCTAAAAAGGTTAGAACTTTCCCCTGCTCCTCTAAGTTAGTGTTCACAAACTCAGTAATGTACGGCATCAACTCAAAATTTGACAATAGGTTATTATATTTAGTATTACGACCCTTTAGGAATATCTCCGATTGGTCGGATCCACGATCCTTATACCTTTGCTCAAGCATTTCCTTGGGAACCTTTAGGAATATCACTTGTAGATCGGTATCGGGTAACTCCATAGAGAATTCTAGGAAAGACTGGTTAAAGATACGATCGCCTTCAAATAAGATATTTGACGTAGTTTCCTTAACGAACTGTTGAGCCACTGGTTGAACAGCCATACTTAAACGATCTGTTCCAGCGAATGTTTCACCATCTTCGTACTTGCCTAGAATGTAAAGATCTAACTCGGCACAGTAGAGTGCAGGTAACATTTTCTTGGGCTCAACTCTCTCCCAAGTTTTACCTTCCATAAATTTACGGAACAAGGTAGTTTTACCTGTTCCTGGAGAACCACCAACTGCAATCAATTTTCTCATAAAAATTCCTCTAGTCCAATAGCTTGTCGCTGTTCATCATCAAACATCCACTCAAGATTATCCATTTTACCTGTATTGGTAAAATACTTAAACTTTTCTTTATCTATACCACGCTTGTGATCTAGACGTAAATCAATAGTTTCTTCTCGGGATTGCCACAGCACATCCCAATCAATACCATACCATCCATCACCTTCAACTTTAATAATTTCCTCAGCTTGACGATCTAGGTAATACCCAAGGTATCTGCCGTGGTGTTCTCTAAAGATTTTCTTATACGAACAAAGGCAGGTTTCCATTGTAAAGTAATCTATAGACGATGCGAGTTCTGGAAATCTTGCTTTCGTCTCTGCAAGAATCTCTTGGGCTTGTGACTCAAGATTTGCATACTCCACTGCAGTGAGTTTTCTATCCACACTGTCTTCTTGTCCGAGGGCATAAAGTAATCCATTACGATGAGAGCGAGAGCCATCATAATCGTCCAGCATGAGAGAAGTAGGATCGATCCGAACACCAGAGGTATGCTTAAGATGCTGAAGATAAAACCAAGTACTGTAACGACCAAACTTATGCAAGCTAGACTTAATGCCTTCCCACAAGTTATCAAAGTTGTCCTTCTCAGTGTTTCCATAATAACTTTCCAATCTGTCCCTTTGTGTTCTTCCACCAATGAATTGTTGATACGATGCGAACATGGTTGGAAGATGCCCCTTGTTCCATTTTGTGTCAGTCTGATAACGTAGACGTTTATAATTAGCAGTATTCCATTGAGTCATACGATCAACAGTTGCCAACTCATAGTCGGGAAACTCGTTCATCAATACCCAAGCAGTTGGCAGATAGTATGTATTACCATATAACCAACACAACCAAAGTTTCTGCTCGTCGTTATGTTCGTAACGATCGTTTATATAGTTAGTTGCCCATACTGCTGGGTCGCAATCATCATACTTCAATGACCATGCGTACCAGCGTATGAATGCTTCTCTGCGATTTTGTTGTAGCCTATAATCCATTTATCTGAAAGATTTTACCTAATGATTTTTGTGCTTGTAAGTCTTCTCGTATCTCTCTTGATGATTTAACCTTTTCATCAAAACAAATACAACAATCACCTCTGACATGATTGCTATGTTTTCTTGTACTTTTTGATTTCAAATAAAATGCAGTCAATGGTTTATAAACTCTACAAGTCTTACACCAAGAAACTGCTCTTGATTTAGTTCCATCTAAGTTTGCAACCCAATGGTCTTTTGCGATTTCTCTTGTAACAACAGCTAAATTTTCTTTTCTCAAGTGTGTCATAATAAATTCCTCAATTGTCCAACCTTTATTATACCCTATTTTGCAATTAAAGTAAAGCTAAATTTGATCTAATTTGACCCCTATTTGGCTCGTAGCAAGGTCGTAGAGGGTCGTACAACCTCCCTTACCCTTACGGTTGACCGCTTTATTGATGGTCATGTCGGAAAGGTCGTAGTCGCCCTGTAGGAAGGTATCTCCCCCTATCCTAAAGATGGACAGCTGACAACCACTCTTTTGGGAACCCCAGAATCGGAACCCTAGACGCTCGTAGAAGCCTACGGCAGACTTCTCTGAGGATACCCTAAAGTAAGTCGCTCCAGACGCTCTAGCACGCTTTAAAGAGTCCTCGCATAGGATCCTGGCAGCTCCCTTTCCTCGGTGTTTTACAAAGGTATGTAAGAGTTGCAGGTTAGCCACGTGGGGTTTATTTTTGGATATGGTAGTTATAATTGCAGCTGTTAATTCGTTACCATCCCAAGCACCGATACAATACTCCCATTGATCTTGCATATCTGCTTTAGCAACAAATGTTTTTGCAAAGTTATCTCCCTTGTCAGTAGATATACTATTTACAAAATCATCACGTGAACATTTACTCAACCTCAACAAGAGTTCTCACTTTCTCACCACGATCTTCTGGGTGCTTTGTCTTTTCCCATCCAATGAATTGAGCAAGATCCCACTGCATTGGTGGAAACGTATAACCATTGGTATTGATTAGATCATCTACACTGGCACCATCATTTAATGCAGCATCAAGAAAGTCTTCAACGAAACGAAAGCAAGATTCCAATTCTACTTTATCCAACGTGCCACGGAATAAACGAAACTCTACAGTATCAATATGTTTCAGTGCATACATATTAATGGCATAACGAAATGGTCTACCCATTGAAACGCCATCTTTACCTGCAGCGTGCATCTTAATAAAAGAATTGAAGTCAGTGGCTAGATTGATAATGTTATCACTCATATAATCTGGCATAGTGCGACCACCATCAAACTTCAAATACATCTTGGCACCTTTGGCACCTTTCATTTGATTGTGGTCATAGAAACCATAAACACGATCAACTGTTGTTGTTTGGTTATCTTTAATATATTTGGTTAGTCGCTTTAGTGCATCGATGTCGTCACGCAATCCAGGAATGCGACAGTGAATGTGTGTATGGGCAGTAACACCTACTGTTGGTGGATGACCAGCATCAGTAAATAGTTTCTGCAGTTCAAAGTATCGTTCTACTTGACCAGCCCAAGTACGAGTTGGCTTGGTATTAATCTCGCCACCAAATGGAGGATCTTCACCCAATGGATCTGCACATACATTTTTGTATGGATCACGTAGGTTAATAATATCTCGCTCGGAGTATTCCCAAGTACCAAGATGTTCTGGAATTGAAAAAGAGCGAGGAACATCACCCCACTCTATTTCCATACCGTATGTAAATTTTTCTTTTGGATAGTTCATCAGTCACCTATAAGTTGGTAATCAACAGCATCAATATTAACCTTTTCAATAGTCATAGCCAACTCACTATCAAATGTAGTATAGTGGTTTGGTAAAAGGTTAATAGGGAATCCTTCTACTTCTGCACGTTTAGGAATATCAGCAGTAGAAGTAATTATACATCCATTTGAAATACTAGTCAAGTATAATGGTCGCTTGCCGTTACGATACGCAAGTAGCTTCTTATCGTTGGTTAATTCACAAACACCCATAGACATATCAGGAAACTCTTCAAGTGGCGAATGCGAGTGTAGGACTAACTCGCTATCGTTCTTTGTTTCACAATCATAATTATACAATTCTTTCCAACGTTCTGGTAGTTCTTGAGTGATAACTCCATTGTGAACTATTGAATGTAAATCATTACCAATTGGCTGATTATACTCAAGATCGCTAGTGCTGTAACGACAGTGACCAATAAGGTAGAGATTCCCATCTTCATTAACATACTCTGCAAAATTAAAAGGAAACTCATTGGCAGGTACAGGGTGCTTCTCAGTAACAACTCGGTCATTCTTGACATAAGATATTCCAGTTGCGTGCATACCACGAATCTTGGACTCTAGGAATACACGATGTAACATATCAAAATCCTGCAGAGTTGGTTTCTGCAGGATGGCTCCAATGACGGCACACATCAGAAGAAACTTTCTAGTGAGTTAGCCTTTTGTGATTCTGGATGATACTTCACCAGTTGTTCTTCACCAAGTTTGCTGCGTAGGTAATCATACCACTCATCTGATTCCCACATACCTGGAGATACGCCATTCCACAATGCTCTGTTCTCTGGATGTTCTTTATTCTTACGACGATCTTCAACGAATTGGAAACGAGTATCTTCATACTCTTTTGAACCCAACTCAAGCATCTTTTCACGGAAGTAGCAAACCAAGCTAATACGTTCTGAGATTTCATCGTGCACTTTAATTTCAGTATTTCCGTGCATAACTTCGTGGTTATTAATCAACAACAAATCTCCTGGACGCACATTAACCGCTACACGATACTCAGGTGCAACCAAGTAACAACCAGAATAGTTACCAGTGTTTGAAAGAGTCAGTAGATTAGACAATCCACTTGTTAGATCGCCAGCATCATAATGGCAAGCAGTACGGAAAGTTTTGTTTACGGTAATGGTAGTAAATGGCGTACCTGGAACCAAATAGTTTGGATCTAGTTTATTTGCTGCTGCCATTTGATTGCCATATCTCCACGGTAACAATTCTTTAAAACCCTGTGATAGAGTTTGTAAGAAAGGAAAGGCCATCTTAAACTTGTCAAAGTTGTCACGAGTATAACTTGTGGCACGACCATAAGGAATGCGTGGATATCTATCGAACCAACCAGCAATGCCAGAGTGAACTGAGTTTGCGTAAGTTGTTGCGCAGATAAGATCTTCAGCTACACGTTCTGCTTCTTCTTTGGCAGCATCGGGTGTTAGTTTACGAATAGTATCAACCCAAGTGTCAAATACAAAGTTCTCTTTCTTGACACCATCAACTGACCAAACACGTGCACGATTAGAAGCATTGGCAGCAATGTTTTTATGTTTATTGCGAACAACTTCAACTGGATCGTCACCAAACAAGTTTTCACTTGGCTTTAAGAATACGTCAAGCATATCATATTCGTAGTCTGTTACCCACTGGCGATTACCCAATGAACCTTGACGTGGACCAGCAGCAATACCACGATTCTGAGATTCAACAGCAGCTTCTCTTAAACCAACGTATGCTTGCTCTTGCTGTTCTTTTGTAAAGTAATTCTTACGAAACTTAAGAACAATACGTTCTTCGGTATATGTCAGTTCAGGATGTCCTGGAACTTCTGGCATATAAACGTCCATATCTTCTTCAATTAAAAGATCGTAATCTGCTTCAGTTGGAAATTGACCCAACATATGTTTGGCATCATACTTGTTTTCTGCTACAATAACTTTTACCATTTTGGCTCCTTAAAACTTAAATCCACTAAATTGTTCTTCATTATGTATACGTTTACCAAATTCACTTTTATCGAACATAGGCTTATCGTCTTTAGTACCTGCATCAGATAATCCGCTTTGTGCCGAGATCTCAACGTCATACAGTTTCATTTTGCTGCGATCAATACCAATAACAAATCGTTTATAAAAACCTGGATCGTTATAACGATTCTTTAACTGCTTTACAATAATCTGATTCAACTGCTCGAGTTCTTCATTACTCACTAAGGCAAACATAAAGTCAGCAGTTGCTGGCAAACCAAATGACTCTGAAGTATCTTCAAGTCCTGGATCTGAATTAGTAAAACCAGATCTTGTAGTTTGAGTTGCACTAAGAATAGGTACGTTATACTCAACAGCAAGTCCACGTAGTTCTTCAGCAATAGCCTTAATATATGTATAAGAGTTTACATTTGCACCTTGCTTCATTCTGGAAGATGCGCAGATATTAAGATAGTCAATCATAATAATATCTGGCGTAAACTCACGCTTCAATTTAAGTTCCTCAAGCAATCCACGGAAGTGACCAGCATGTGCACTTGCAGTAGGATATTCTTTTACAATCAACGTACCTTTGGTTTTATTGGCGATCTTTGCTAGACGTGAATCAAAGATATCTTTATCAACTACCTTTAGTTCATCCATAGTAAGATTCAACAAGTTTGCGTCAATACGTTCAGCGATACGTTCTTCAGCCATTTCCATAGTAATGTATAGAACATTCTTACCTTGCATAAGAACACCAGCAGCAACGTGACACATAAAGAGTGACTTACCAACACCAGTACCAGCTAGGGCAATGTTTAAGGTTTTCTTGGACAATCCACCTTTGGTAATCTTGTTAAACATCTCAAGATCAAAAGCCACCTTTTCTTCAACTCTATGGTAAAAGTCAAATCGAGATTCAGCATCTTGTAAGTAATCGTGACCAACGTGATTATCAAAACACACACCAAGTGCTTCAGAAAGAATTGTTGGAATGGCGTCTTGAGTATGTACCTTATCTCTACCGTCAATAATCTTAATTGAATCTAGAATGGCATTATACACGGCACGATCTTTACAAAACTTCTCACTATTTTCAATCAACCAATCTTGATTGGTAGCAACATCAGCTTGTAAAGTCTTGGCGTATTCCTGCATCTCAGGAATCTCTTTATCCGTGAACCCTTTAAGATTAGATAATTCAATCTGTAAAATATCAGGACTTGCTGGCTTATTGTATTGCTCAAAGAAATTAAGCAGAATCATAACGATTGCTGCTTCTTTTCTATCAGCGAAATACTCTTTCTTTAAATGAGGGACTACCTTGCGGCAATATTCCTCATTGTGAATCAGGTTCGATAGGATCGCCTGTTCTATTCTCATCAATACCACCTGCGTATGTTAAATTGTTATTTTCAATACCTTCACGAATAAGTTCTTGCAATATATCACCAATGTATTTTTCAAATGGTTTTTTATCACTTAAACCTTTATCCGCATAATCTAAAATCTCGTAATCAAATTTAAGTTTGATATACCCAGTTGTTTCATCTTCATCAAAAGAAACTCTACCGTAAGTATAAATTATACCATCAAACGGATTTTCGGTCAACTTTATCGCATCAAACCCTTCTTTGTTTTCAACGACAACGTAAGGTTTATTCTTCATCATCAATTGCTGCAAGTTCTGCATCGATGTCTTCGTCTTTTAAAATATCGCTAGATGCAACTGTGTACTTACCTTTGACAAAATCAATAAAAGATTTCTGCTTTAGAACTGGCATCCAAAACTCTTTGGTATCAGTTTCTTTGATGCGATATTTCTTATCGTCCATCTCACCACTTTCTACATCTACCTTTTGATACCAACCATTGCTAGGTTTGATGACATGTCCAGATTCAAGAGCAACGTCAAGCAAACCAGACCAACGGCTAATGCCACCATCAAAAGATACGCTAACAGGGATTTTAGATTTTTCTCGCACATATCTTGACTTTTCTACGTTAATAATAAAATTGTATCCAACAACTTCGGTGCCATCCTTTTCTTGCTGACGACCAAGAATAAAGATATTGTCAGCAGAGTAGTAAGAACCAGTACCACCACCAACGATAGCTTTTGGATATAAACCAATTTCCATATAAGTATGATTCACAACCACACAAGGAATATCTTTAAGGTTTAAGTGCGGAGTAACCATACGCCACAATGACTTCATTTGTTTTGCACGAGTCATATCACCAACAGACTTTTGGTCTAATGCGTCTTCAACTTCTTTCTTTGAAGCCAAGTTACCAATAGAATCTACAACGATAATTACGTGTTCACCACGTTCAATACCACCAAGCTGATTCATAATATCAAACTTCAATTCTTCAACGTCAGTGATTGGGGTATGAATGACACGCTCAGTATCAATACCAAACGAATCAAAGTAAGACTGTGGTGTACCAAACTCTGAATCATAGAATAGCAAAACAGCATCAGCATACTTTTCCATATATGCTTTTGCCATTAACAAAGAAAATGCTGTCTTAAAGTGTTTACTTGGACCAGCCCACATTGTAAGTCCAGGAGTTAAACCACCATCCAAACGACCACTCAATGCCACATTGATCATTGGTACTGAAGTAGGAATCATATCTTTCTTTTGAAAGAACTTTGATTGTGACAGAATAGCAGATTCTTTAATCGTACTGTTCTTTTTAATTTTATCTAGAATGCCCATTTTAGCCTTTCGTTGAGTTTCAATAACTATTATACGTGATATATGTATATAAGTAAAGTTTTATTTCTTGTGAGGTACATCAAACACAAATGTTATGCGAACACAATCTCCAGTGTTTTGCGTTCCGTGAGGTAGTTTATTGTTGAACCAAAGTAGAGTTCCAGGTTCAACTGTAACAGATTCACCACCAACTGTGTATATGTATGTGCCTTGAATTGCAAGATGGTATCTATCTCTGGTTTGATAGTAACTACCAATGTCAATATGCTGACCGACAATACCACCTATCGGCAATGACAAAAATCCACATCTGTCAAATTTCTTAAAATTTCGTTTTAAGAATCTAACGACTTCTGTGTGTCTTTCATATGCTGGTGTTGGTCTAGAGATTTCACTATCTCCAACAAATTGTTCTTTGCTGGAAACAACACCCATAACTAATTGCAAAGCACCAACATCCATTTGTAAGAATTTTAAAGCATCATAATCTTTGGTTAAGTCTTTAACACCTTCAATGCTTTTCTGAGAACCCCAATCTTGTGGATATTCTTGCAACTGTTTCAAAATCTTTGAAACATTGATTCCTGTTTTAATGATACGAATATTATCCAAAGAAGTCTTCCAATGATGATTGATGTTCAACTTTCCAACCAAGTGGTTCAATTACAGTTTGCATTGCGTCAAGGAAAGTCTTTTTAAACTGCAGTTCATAATCAATAAACTCTTCAAGTCCAAACTCTTTAGGAATAGATTGCGGGAATGCAATGACATCCTCATTAAATGGATTTGGTTTCTTGACGTAGATAAACCTAATCTTCTCACCTTCTTTAATTAGCTGGTACTTTCTATCTAGTCCAAACTTTTTAACGTAGTGATTATACAACAGAGAACCACGCACGTGAATCGGTGTACCTTTTGAATAGATCGGAGAACCAGCATACTGACGCAAGCCATTAACACCACGAGGGAATGCAATGGCTTCAACAGGCATTTGGTTAAACTCGGCACGGAATGTTTCAATGTATGCGTGCAAGTCAGCTTCATTACCTTTAAGAATTACATCAATAGATTCTCGTAGCTTATCACGAATTGCTGCAGGAGTACTTGACTTAACCATCTCAAGACCCATTACCTTTAGCTTGGGCTTTGCGTATTGAACACCCTCAGAGTTATGCACGTTAAGGATATATCGTTTCTTGGCAGTCCAGATACCTTTGTCAGCCAGCACCTCACGCTTCATAATCATCTTTTGCGAGTATGCGTTCATATACTCAGCTAGTTCTTGATAACCTTGATCAATGAATGGTTGAAAGACTTCTTCGCAGATCTTGTCCATAAACTTAATCTTTGCGGCAGTATCTTTACCTTCACAAACTTTCTCAACCAAGTGCTCAAGCGTAAGATAGATTGAGTCAGTGTCAATCGCAATAACAAAGTCTTTACCTTCAGTCTTGAGAGTTTTGTTCAAGAATGCGTTTAGTTTGTTCGCCATCCAACGAATGGATAGTTGACCACTGGTAGTAATGCCTTCAGCCATACGAATATCAAAGTATCGGAAGTACTGATTACCCATGGCACCATAAGCAGAGTTCAGTGCAATCTTCATAGCCATCTGTAGATTGTTCAGTCGGCTAATCTCTTTGAGAAGATCTTTCTTGGATTTGTCGTTTTGATATTCTTGTTCAATCTTAAGCATCTGCTTTTTAAACTTTGAACGATCGGCATACATCTTTTCCATTAACTCAGGCATAAACCCTTTGACGTCTCTGCGATATGTCCAACCATTGGCAGTTAATGCTAGATCTCTACGTTTGGCATATGATGTATCAACTTCTTTGTTCAGCAATTTGTCAACAGTTACGCTAATCTTTTCTGAGGTAAGAGTTTCTGGTGAGATATTATACTGCATAATCAAATGCGGATACAGTGAGTTCAAGTCAAAGGTCTTCAAGTTTATCAACCAACTCTACGTCGTGGATGTTATATTCAACAAACTGCTGCCAGTGATCATTATAAAAGTCTTTGAACGTATCACCTGGATTTTCTTTCTTGGCATCACCGAGTTCTTCTTGTGCAATGTAATCAAGACGATAAGACTCTTGCTTTTGATAAGTAAACTTTTTATACAAGTCAAGATAGTCTAGCTGGGAAACTCCATGAATGTCGTAGGAGATTTCTTCGTTACCTTTAACAAATATCTTACGCTCATTGATATAACCCCATGGTGAAAACTTATTGGCGATGGTTTCGCCAAGTTCACGGGAAACACGCTTGATTAAATACGGCACGTCAAAGAAGTTAATATTCCAACCAGTTAAAACATCTGGGTAGTTTTGCTGCCACCAAATCATAAACTCTTTGAGCAGGTGCAGTTCGTCTTTACAATGAACGTAGATTACATCATCACGACCATGAACAAATGCACGTGACCCAAACGTAATGATACGCTTGGACTGTAAATCTTTAATCGTGATTAATAGGATCTCTTCATTGGCTGATTTAATATCTGGGAATCCTGACTCAGTGGCAGTCTCAATGTCAATGGTAAACACTTTGATCTGTTCCATGTCCCAACGAATATCACTTTCATAAGTGTCGCTAAGGTATTGACAAACGTAGTTGGTATTACCATAGATGTCAAAGCCACTGACATCTTCATACTGTTTGACAAACTCTCGTGTTTCTTTTACTGTTCCAGGTTTGATTTCTTCAACAGCTTGCCCTGTGAGAGTAGCCCACTCAGTGTTTGGAGTCTTTGCGTTTACATACAGAGTTGGATAAAAGTCAATCTTGCGTTGAAAGGGTTTACCATTCTCGTACCCACGGACACACATTTTGTTGCCGAATGGGAATACGTGCGAATAAAAAATCATTATTGTTTTCCATACATTAATTGCATTGCGTCAAGGGCACAGTCGTGAACAGGATGATGCTTGATAACTTCGTGTCTAGAAAATAGTGGGTGCACTACTTCAACGTATCCATTAGTAGTTCCGTATAGGATATCGACTGCCGTTCTAACATCCCTCCATACATTATACCCTGTAATTTCTTCTAAGTCAAATTTAACTGCTAGCGAATCTATTGCCATCTGATCCAGTGACCCACGTGCCCACATTGTTTGTTGTTTTGCATTTGGAAACTTAGCCATGTAATCATAGAATTTTTGCATTCCAGTTTCCACAGTCATATCTTCACGTGATGGATCTAGTGAAACTTTGCGAACATATTCGTGTTGCGACTTCCACCATTCTAGCGTAGACTTTGACGCAGTGCGACCAACACTCATCTGTTCTTTGACATCGAACTTCACAAAGCACGCATTGTCAAGTAAGTCTTGATACGTTGGTCGTTTCTCTGGATCAAAGTGAACCATTGCAGCAGATAAAACTACACAAGTGGATTCTACACCCAAAGTTTCTACGTCAAATACAAACATTACCAGTCTCTCTTATAACCAACTGGAGTAACAAACACTTCCAGTTTCTTTTCATCATCCCATGCTTGAGCATAGTCATTCTCTTTATCACACATGGGAACAATCTCTTCTTTAGCGATCTCACGAGTGCTAAAAATAGTTTCTCCAAGGTATAGTTGAGAAAACTCTTTCATCTCTTCAGATGTAACTGTGTCAGCTGCCCACTGTTCAGCAGTACAAGGATACTCTCGATCATTATGATCATCAGGTACTTCAATAATATAACGCATACGATATTGAAGAACAGTATCAACTAAAACATATTTACTCATATTCAATCTCCGTAAAAATAGTTTCTTCTGGTAAAATCTCAATAGTGATTTCATTCTTTGCGGCATTGGCAATCATCTGATTTAGAACACCACCACCATATCCGTTCGTTCCGTAACAATCTGCATGACATTCATACACAGAACCAGAAGAACCTTCAAAGGAATAAACATGTCCTTCATAGGTAACTTTGGTAATGCCACTGTTTAGTTTCCAAGAATCTGAACCTAAGTATCCACCATACCAACAAGCAAATACTTTATGGATTGGTGCGTGACCATCACTGGTAATCTTGACAACTACCCACTTGTCTGGACGATAATCACTCATTAATTATCTCCTTAGTAATAGCAAGTGAATTCTTCAATGCCTTTTCGGCAACACGCAACCCATATTCCATCTCACGTCTTTGTTGTTTCAACAAACGAATCTCTTGTAAATTTGTTTGATAACTTGTATACAAATCTTCAGTGTCTTTCTTAAGTTTCTCAACCCAAGTGGTGACTTTAATAATAGTCACCCAAGAACCATCAGCAAGTTTAGTATGACCATCACGAACACGAAATTCGTCAGTCCACCTTTCGCTATTCTTATAACTTGGCATTGGTTCGAACAGAAACAATTCTTGCTGTTCTAATTTGTTTAGAAGTAGAGTGAAATCTGCGTCAACATTATCTTTACCATAAAACATTATTCATTCTCCTTATACTCATACTCTTCTTCTTTACCGTTCATCGCAGCGTGAATATCGCAGAGAGTCATATGCCAACCATCGGTGTATGTTTTTCCTGGAGCACCACACTCTTCACATGTACGATAACTCATACTCTCAGCAAATGAGATATAGCTGTAGTGCTTATCAGTTGCAGCATGAACATAGAATCGAAGTCCACCGAACTTCTCTTTTACTTGAACAGCAACTGGAACCTTCAATTCTTCTTCTTCCATCTTTGCTTTGCGTTCATCAATCAGTTCTTGAGTGACAATTTTACCAACTGGATCTCCATTATCTTTGAATCCAAATGTTGGTTGGCCAACTTTATCTTTGATATATTCATACTGACTTTGTGCGCTACGATATTCAGAAGTCAACAGACCACAAAGAACATCGATGATGTTATACCAACCATCACCACATTCAAGTCCCCAGCACATGGCTGTGGTGCGCATATCTGCATGACGATCCTTAAAGATCAGCGGATACTTTGCACATAGTGCTTCGTCAAGTTCTTTTTTCATAATTAATACCAAGTTCTATGATTTTCTGCCACATGTTCTATACCATCATACTCATGAATGTGCCACTTGACATCATCTGGAATTTCTACAATAGCAATTTCTGATGCCCATCCCCATGACTCTTGACCCATCTCTTCAATCACTGCAATCAAATCAGGATCAGAACGATCTTCGTAAAACTCATAATTACTTAAATAGTAATCATCATCACCAGCATGTCCTGCTTTGTAGTAAGAAGCACCAATAAATGTAGAGTTCTCTTTCTCTACTTTATCAAACGCAATACCCTTACGATGCAGCAAACTTTCGAATGCTTCATCGGAAATACCAAATCCACCAAAGCAACGATTAATAGCGACTTTTGTCATTTTTAACTCCTAAAACATTATGTATAATTTTATCTTGTATCATATGAGGAACAGTTTGATATGGGAATACCAAAATAAATGGACAACCAGATTTACCCCAACCCTTTTTCAAAAAAGTTTTATACGTATCTAAATCTTCTTTGCTCTTTGGGTTGAACAATCTTTTTTGCGACTGAACTAAATCAAGTATCATTTAATATCCTCACTAGAATCTGCAACATTTTTATCATCACGAATCTCAACAAAGATTGGCAGGAATAAACTTTCCTCACCAGATTTGTTTCGTATTCTCATATTATACTTGACTGCCACAATTTTGTCAACTAATTCTTGACCATAATTCTTGCGATGTTCATCTTTGAACCCAGAACCAACACTTACCTTTACTACACCATCTACAGACTCGCAAAGAATTGCACCAAGCATACCTGCATACTTACCAGTACCTTCTTCGATTGCAACAATCTTAAGATCGCATTCTAGTTCACCTTTGAATTTAATCTGATGCTTTGCACGTTTGTCTTCCCAGATACCGTCATGGGTCTTAAGAATAATACCTTCTTCACCTTGCTCAAGCAAGCCATTGAATATAGTATTAACTTCTTCCATAGTATCAACTTCCCAACGATCTACCAATGCAACTTTCTTGGGCTGATATGTGTCAGCCATTACACAAAGAGATTCAAGACGCTGATTATATGGAATAGAACAAATACCTTTAGTAAACGCATCGTATGGAATCAAGTCCCAAACTGTTGCGTGAACCTTACGTGCTTCATCAGTTTTGATTGTTCCCTTGTTGGCTTTGTTCAGAATACCATTACCAGTCTGACGATCTAGAACAATACCTTTATCTTTCACCAACAACTCGCCATCGAATACGCAATCTACACCATTCGCCATGGCGATAAAATCTTCTTCAAGATTACCCAACAACTGAATCTCTTTACCATTACGACTACGAAACTCGCACTTACCGTTGCGGACAATGGCATTGAATCGCATCCCGTCCATCTTCAGTTGAACATAAGCAGGGAACTTAATCTTTTCCACAAGTTTCTGCTCAAATGGCGAGCAAAGCATAACAGGATATTCTTTAATCAATTCTGGCCAAACTGCATTGGCACTTGACACTTGTACGCCACAATCAAGACTTTTATCAATAATACGCTCAATCACCTTAGCATCATCTGGATCTAAAGAAGAAAGAAGATTGCGTAAGAATTCAATTGCTGCATTACCAGTAACATTTCTATTACTTAATTCAGATAATTGATTCAATGCAAAACCCAAAGTCATTGTATTGAATTTTGGATCTCGGGTATAAGCAGGAATCTTACGTTGGTAAAACTGAGTGAATGGGTCGAGAGCCAAGCGAACTACCTCACGTAACATTTCGTTATCGCTATGTGCAGTTAGTTGCTCGATTTTGAAATTGCGTGAAGGGTTTGCCGCAAGACTCTCGAAAAACTTATGTATATTCATATCAAGCT